TGTTTTGTAACTTCTCGCTGTCTGTGGATCGTAATTCTTCTCATTGCTCATACACAACTTCCAAGAAGTACTAAACCACCTAGTACTATAACTAAAAATGCTATTATAGAAACGTAATCTTTCCAGTCTTCGTTCATATTACCATCCACCAAGCCGCACCTATTTCTACAAAAAGATCTGATGCTGTATTTATTGCCCATCGTTGTTTTGTACCGTATGTCTCTTCTGTGCCTTCTACATACACCTCAAATATTTCCCAAGCTATGCCAATTATAACAACCCATAAAACAGCCCATAGATCTGATGCACCTAACCATTGTGCTACTTTTGCTATAAATAAACCAGCGGCTATATGATAAGATGTCCAACCATCTAATGCACCTGAACTAACTTGCCATCCGTAAAATGTTGCTAAAGGATTTTTCATATTATCTCTTTATATGTTTTGCACCAAAGTTTTCTACAATTCTAGATAGTAATTCTGCCTTAGTTTCACTATCATTATATCTAATACTACGAGCATCATACCATGCTTTTATTTCTGCTTTAGTATTTGATTCATCAGGAAACTCAGATTGTAATGTAGCAATACCACCTATTAATTGGTGTTTACCTATTACTACCCTACCATGAGTATACCCACAATTATCTTCACATTGAGATACATAGTATTCTTCTATATTTTTAAAACTATCAGAACGCTTTACAACTGTTCCATCTACTTCAACAAAGTAATCATAACCAGCAGAAGGGTA